TTTCAGTAATTTTTTGAATATTTAAAATAGTTCCTCCTTTAACTCTAAAATAATTATCTACAACATTAGGATCAATTTGTAATGGTATAAAAAAATCATTACTTACCGGGACACCTTTAACAAAAGGATTATCACTAGTTCCAGTTTGAAATTTAACAGCAAAATCAGTTTCTATAGGATATTTTTCATTATCTCTAAATTCACTATCAATAGTAACGAAATATTCATTAGTATTAGTAATTAATGACATTATATAATTTATATAAATTATATAATATAATAAAAGTAAATTATATTTTTATATTTAAAAAATAGTTATTTTAATATATATTATTATGAATGTTATCTACAGTTAAAACTTTGCATTTACTTTTAAATAATCATGATAAAAGATTACAAACCGAAATGAATAAAGATATTATTACTAAATTAAAATTTATTTCAACTTTTGAAATAGGACAAAAAATGGATTCTAATAATTTTAAAATTGAATCAAATAATATAATGACTCCAATTAAAAGATTTATATATGGTGATTCAAGAGATAATACTATTAAATTTTTAAATAATACTATTGATAGAAGTTTTGAAATTATTCAATCTTATTCTAATAGTGATAGAAAAAGTGAAAAAATTTTATGTTCTAATATAATTAATGATCTTAATAAATCTATTCAAGGTCTAAATAATATTAAAGAAACTTACAAAGATGATAAATTATTTACTTGTTCAATAGATATTTTAATTGAATTAATTGATGCTCGTTTAACTGAATTAAGAGAAAAAAATTCAGAATTATTTTCTTCTCTTATACAACAAAATGAAATTATTATTGATAATAAAGAAAAAGATAAAGAAAAAGATAAAGAAAAAGATAAAACTAAATATAGAAATAATTCATAATTTTATAATATAAAATAAAATTTTATTTTATATATTTAATAATAAAGAAATTATTTTTTATAAACTTAAATAACTTTCTACTATATATCTTACATTACAATATCCTAATTTAAATATTTTTTCTGCTGCTCTTCTCGCTCTTTGACCTGTATTACAATATATTAAAATATTTGTATTTTTATTTAGATTTAATTTTGAAAATTCAGTATCAATATCAGCAGCAGGTATGTGAATAGAATTTTTATAATAACCAACATTTCTTTCTAATGAAGTTCTAACATCAATAATAACAGTTTTAGGATCTAATAATAATTTTTTAGCATCTTCAATAGATATCTTAAAAACAGAATATCTAGCATAATTTCTTAATTTAATAATAAAATAAATAAGAATTAATAATAAAATCCAAAAATATAAATTATTCATTTTTTATTATATAAAAATATAATTATTTTTACTTTGAAAAAATTAATATTTAAATTTATAATATATCTTTTATAGATATATTATATTTAATATTTAAAATGGAAGATTATTATAAAATATTAGAAATTGATAAAAATGCTTCTGATGATGACATTAATAAGTCTTATAAAAGATTATCTAAAATACATCATCCTGATAAAAATCTAGATAATAAAGATAAAGCTGAAGAAATGTTTAAAAAAATCAATGAAGCTAAAAATATATTATTAGATAAAGATAAAAGAAGAATTTACGATCAATTTGGTCATGAAGGTTTAAAAAATGGAGGTAATAATCAGTCAAATCCAAATTTTAATCCTTTTGATTTATTCTCTAATTTATTTAATCCATTTTCTAATATGAATATAAATAAAAATAAAACAAATGTTCAAACACAACATTTTCAAGAGAATATATCACTTGAACAAGTGAATAAAGGTTATAATCATAAAAAGAAAATTAAAATTAGTTCTGAATGTAATATTTGTAATGGTTTAGGTAAAAAAGATTTTACTTCTTGTTCTATTTGTCATGGTCGTGGTTCTATTATTACTGAAAATAGATTAGGACCTATTTTAACTAGAAATATGACTGAATGTCATAAATGTTTAGGAAAAGGAAAAATAGGAATAAATGATAATTGTAATAAATGTAATGGAGATAAAAGAATTGATCAAATTATTGAAATTAATATTTTATTTAAAAAAGGTGTTACTGATTCTGATTTTTATACTTATAAATTTGATAATTTTGAATTTATTTTTCATCCTATAATTAAAGAACATTCTATTTTTAAAAGAGATAATAATAATTTATTATTATTTAAAGATATAACATTAGAAGAATCAATATGTGGAATAGAATTATCTATTAAATTATTAGATGATACAAATATTATTATTAAAAATAAACCTAATTCTATTATTAATAATTATACTAAATATATTTTAAAAAATTTAGGTATTGAAAATGAATATGGTGTTAAAGGTGATTTAATTATTCAATTTAATATAAAATATCCATTAAATTTAGATGATTCTCAAATAAATAAAATTAAATCATTTTTAAATGAATTACCAAATAAAATAGAAGATCAAATAAATGATAGTAATCTTTATTATATATAAATATATAAATATATTATATTTAATTTAAATTAAATATAATATCTGCTGGGAAAATTATTTAATATATTATAAAAAATGTTTTAACATAAATCACTCATTATCAATATATTCAGTTTCTTGCATATAATAACAATATTCTAAATCGCTTAAAAAATAATGAATTAAATAATTATATTTTGAAGATATGCATATTATTATTTTATCTCTGGATTCTTCTTTTTTATTAAGTGAATTTGCATTATATACACCTTTAATATATAGAAATAAATTATTTTTTAGTTCTAATATAATTCTATAATTATAATCATCTATAGATTCCTTATAGTTTGTTTCTATTAATGTGTTTAAATAACTAGATTTATTTTTTTCATTTTCTATAAAACTTAATTTAATATTATTATATTTATTATCATCTATATGAACCCAATATATTCTTTTTATTTGTAAAGAAGATTTTTTTAAACTAAATACATTTTTTAAATTTAATTCTATTGATTCTTTTATATCTGATGTTTTTTTTATTAAAATATTATCTATATTTAAAGTTGATAAATATTCTATAAATTTACTTATCATTTTATATTCTTCTTTTAATATACTTTTATTTTTTCTTTTTCTTAATATTGATTTAATAGGTTCTAAATCAGGTTCATTGTCAATATCAACATTAATAGAAATAGAATTATTTAAAAAAGAAATATTTTTAATAAGAGGAATATTAATTTTTCCCTTGGGAAAATCGATTTTTTTATGATAAAAATTAGACATTTATAATATGTATCAATTTTATAATACAAAGTTATTTTTAATTTATAATATTATAAAATTGAAAAATCATTTTTTTATAAACAAAATATTACTTATCATATTTATTTTATTAAGATAAATTTTATATATAAAAATTTTTTTCTTTTAGATATATAAAATGAATAAAAAAGAACTTACTAATATTTTAATTCCTACTCTCCTTTTTATATTACTTTCTCCTGGTTTATTTTTAACTCTTCCTCCTACTAGTAAAGGTGTTTGGATGAGTAGAGAAACTTCTATTCATGCAATCTTTTTACATTCTTTAGTATTTGCTTTTATATATTTCCTTTTGAGAAAATTTTTTGCAGAGTATTATTAATTTAAATTTAAAAAATAATCATTTATTAATTTAGTTGATAAACTTAATTTATTTGAGATATTTTGATTATAATTTAATGAATCTATATTACTTGTATCTAAAAATACTATATTAATTTTATTATAAATACTATAACTTTCTAAATTTCCTGGATAATTTGTTCTTATTATATACATATCTATATTTTTTTTATTAAAATAATTAGATATAAAATAATCATCATCTAATATTGGTATATTATATTCTTTATGTATCTCTGTTAATTCTTCATAATATTTATAAAAATTATTATCTATTAATTTTCTTGGATATAATATACTTCTATAACCTCCTAACTGTATCACTTGTTTAATTTCTTCATTAATTAATTCTGAATGATAAAATTGTGTATTATATCCATCTCTTAATACTCCCATAAATCCTAATAATGAATTATTATATTTATTATGATAATTTATCATTTCTTCTATTGAATGACTTTCTAATAATATATCATCATCTATTGTTATTATTATACAATCTTCATTCTCATGTTCTATTAAACAAGGTAAAATTTTCATAATAGGTCCATAATCTTTATCACAAAATTTAATATTAAAATTTTCATATTTTCTTTCTAATTCATTTAATTCTTCTGGTATTATATATTCTTCTCCTGTTCTTAATGATTTATAAGGTATATATAAACTTAAATTATCAACTTTATATGTTTGTTTTTCTATTATATTTGTAATTATAGAAGTAATTTTTTGAAGACGTGAAGGAAGTGAAGTCATCGAAACATATACTTTTTTTAACATGTTTATTTTTAGTATTTATAAAATAATATAACTAAATCTATAAATGATTTAGTTATAAGTGATTTAATTTTTTAATTATAAAAAATATAAAAAATATAAAGTATATAAATTTATTCAACGTAAATAATATTATTAGAATTTGACATATTTGTTAATAAAACTGTAATTTGATTTAATACATTTTTATTTTCTTCCTCGAGTAATTGTTGTCTAGCTATTTCTTCTTGAAGTTGTTGCTGTCTAACTCTTTCTTCTTCTAAACGTTGAAGATATTGTTGTCTAGCTATTTCTTGTTGAAATCTTAATTGTCTAGCTCTTTGATACTCAAGTTGTTGTTGTCTAACTCTTTCTTGTTCAAGTTGATGTTGTCTAACTCTTTCTTGTTCAATTCTAATTCTATCATATGTTGATTGTTGTAAAGCATGTTGTTTTAACTTTTCTTCCATTTCTACTGTTAAACGTTTCTGAACAACAGACTTCATTGCTTGTTCTAATTCTAAAACAAATAATTGATTTCTCTGTCTATTATTCATACTAAGATATTTTTTTTGTTCACGTAGAATATAATAATCAATATACTCTGGACAAGTTTTAGAAATATAATTTTTAATTAATTCTATAACTTGTTTCATAGTTTTATTATTACAGTCTATATTATATTTTTTACATATAATAACTAGTTCTGAAAAACTAAGTTTATTAATATTATTCATAAAAAAATCAAATTCTTCAAATAAAGACATTTTTGATATCTATGATAAACTTAAACTTATACTTTTACACTCTATACTCTATACCTTATTTTAATAATTAAATAATTATTAAAAATCAATTATTTTTATGATATAAAATTCATTAAAAAATAATTTTTCCCTTTTTCTTATGAAAAAGGCTAAAGGGGAAAATTAAATAAAAGATATATTTAAAAATTTATAAATGCTGGATTTATAAATAATTTACCTTCTTTTTGTTTTAAACTTTTATTTAATCCTACATGTTCACATTGTTCTATATAATCATTTTCTCTAAATACTCTATATCTTAATCCTTTTAATTTTTCTGTATTATATATACCTATACCTCCAAATGCTGAATCTACTTCTATTAAAGGATTCGTTTTAGGTATATGGATATGGTGTTTATTCACATAATCCATATTACCTGTTTTTCTTACCATTTCCCAACAATCATATGGACATTCTTTACTTCTTAGTGTCCATATATCATAATATTTATCTGATTGATTTCCTCCCATAAAATCCCAATTATTATAATTAAAACAAGATAAAAATCCAGATAAATCTACGATAGGTTTAGAATTAACATCATCAGCATCTAAAATTAAAAGAAAAACACCTTTATTAAAATATTTTTCAAAATATTCAATATACATATTTCTAGCTTGTTCTAATGATAATGGTCTTGGTAAATAGCAATTTAATTGTTTCATTACTTTTCTATTATTTAAATCTTTATTACAAAAATCTAAACATTTTTCATAAGTTCCATCATTACTATTTA